AATAAAAGTGTTTGGTTATTATAAACAACACTAACTTTTGAAGGAGGTTAAGATGGCAACATCTAAAAATCTGAATGGACTTCAGCCTTCGAGAATGCGAGGTGGTGGATACAATACGAGTGGTATGAATGAGTACGACATTACTAACGGTAATGACGAAAACATTTTCCAAGGCGATTTAGTAAAAATTGTCAACGGTACTATTCATAAAGTATCAGCTACTGGCAATCTACAAGCTGGAGTTTTTATGGGTGTCAACTGGGTAGATCCTGTTACTAAGCAACCTACGTTTAGTAACTATTTTCCAGCAGACACTTCATCATCAACTGGTAATCCAAAAGCTTTAGTTCTTGATGACCCTAATGCTACATATATAGTACAAGCAGATGCGACTGTCGCAGACACTCAAGTCGGTTTGAACTTTGATGTAACTTTAGGTTCTGGTTCAACTATCACAGGTATCTCTGGTTTCGGCATGAAAGGCGGAGCAGGAGCTGATTCTGCAAAAGCATTAAGAGTGCTTAGAAGGTCTACACTACCTGGTGAATCTGCAACCGATCAATTTCCAAAGTTTGAGGTTAAACTTAACTTACATAGAGATGACTACGGTAAAGGGTCAGTCGTTTCTATAACTGACATATAGGAGGGAAATATTATGGCTATAAATAGAGGTAATATCGCAAAACAGCTCCTTCCTGGATTAAATGCAGTCTTTGGATTGGAGTATGGTTCAATAGAGGACGAACACGTTCCTTTATTTGAAGTAGAAAACTCAGACAGAGCTTTTGAAGAAGAAGTTCTATTCACTGGATTCGGTGAGGCACCAACTAAATCAGAAGGTGCAGCTGTACAGTTTGATTCTGCAACAGAATCATTCACCAGCCGTTATTCACATGAGACAGTAGCTCTTGCTTTCGCAGTAACTGAGGAAGCCATGGAGGACAACTTGTATGACACATTTGCTAAAATTCGTGCAAGAGGTCTGGCTAGAGCTATGTCAACCACTAAGCAGACTAAAGCTGCTAATGTGTTTAACAATGGTTTCAGCACATCGTTCCCTGGTGGAGATGGGCAACCACTCTTCTCAAACTCTCACCCTGTAGTAGGTGGTACTCAAGACAACTTACTAGCAGCTTCAGATCTTTCTGAAACAACACTAGAAACTGCCTTGATTGCTATTCAAAACACTAAGGATGATAGAAATATATTAATTGGATCACGTGCAAGATCATTGCACATTCCGCCTGACTTACAATTTACAGCTGAGAAAATCTTAGCTAGTACATTGTCGACTCAAATTGGGGTAAACCCAAATACGGCGGCTAACGGTGCAACTAATATAAATGATATTAATGCCATCCGTTCAATGAGTATGCTACCTAGTGGGTATTTTGTGAACCACAGATTCACAGATGCCAATGCATATTTCATTAAAACAGATGTTCCTAACGGAGCTAAAATGTTCGTAAGAGCACCTTTGGCTACGAAGATGGAACCAGACTTTGATACTGGTAACTTGAGATTTAAA